TGGACAGAACAGAGTCCTATCAAAGTGTTTGACACTATGGAGAAAGCACAGATAGAAGCTAATAAGTGGAACACGGGTCAAGTTGTTCTTTACGAAGAACACGAACCTGATTTTATAATGGAGTGAGACATGGATAAGAATAAAGAAATAATTGATAGACTTAAAAAGATGTGTCGTGAAAGAACTAAAGAGATAAATCGTATGTATCATGGTGGCTTTTCATCAAGAGAACAATGCAACTTTGATGGTCAGTTAGAGATTATGAAAGAGATAATGCAGATGACAGATAGGAGAAAAAAGCTATGAATGAGGGACAAAGTTTATTTCTAATGATGTTTATACTTATAGTTGGAACATTATTACTCAATGCGTGTTCTGGTTTTTTTATAAGGATCTCATAATGAGTGATAAAAGTTTACAATATGTGATGCTAGTAATAATGGCAGTAGTTGTACTGAATTGGGTGGAACAATGGCTATATTAGAAACAGCATTAATGTGTATGGCATTTAACATATACCACGAAGCCAGAAACGAATCTATGTTAGGGCAGATAGCAGTAGGGCAAGTGGTTATGAACAGAGTATGGGACAACAGATTTCCTGACACAGTATGTGAGGTAGTAACAGAAGCAGTCACATACAAGGGAACTAAAAAGCCTGTACTTCACAAGTGTCAGTTCAGTTGGTACTGTGATGGTGCAAAAGATGATGTGAACAAGGACAGTAAAGCATGGAGATACTCACTTGAGTACGCATCTATAGTCTTGAGTGGTAGAATTGTCTTAGATATTACAGAGGGAGCAACACATTATCATGCTACTTATGTTAGACCCTCTTGGGCAAAAACCAAGACCAGAACAACACGAATTGACAGACATATATTTTATAGGTGGGAAAAATGAGGAGAAGAATTTGGAGATACTTATGGAAATATATTGTGCCTATGTCAATATGTATAAATGTTGTAACGGGGGGAGCAAAAGACCAAACATTTTCAGCTAGAAACTGGTATTGGAAAAGAAATGGAAAGTATAACATAGTTATAATTATAGATTTAGTGTTTGGTGATGGGCATTGTATGATGTCTTGGGTAAATTTTACTCTAAAGAAAGGAGAAATTATATGAGATATGTACAAAGGAGAAAGTTAGCTGATGGCAAAACACACTACAGATTTAATCCACCACAAGATTTAGTAGACGAGGGGGTGGTAAAACGGAGAGAGTTGGGTACAGATTTGCGTAATGTAAGGGTGGCAGCGAATCGTTTTAATGAAGATATAAATAAATTTAGAACGAATCAGCAACAAATAAGAAACATAAAGAGAACAAGTACCTTGTCTGATTTAATTGACAGCTACTATTCTTCTAATGATTTCAGTATGTTAAGAGAGAATACTAAACAAGATTATAGATACTTTTTAGATATTTTAAGAGCCACTTCGGGTTCTAAAAAATTCATGGCTATCACTACTCGTGATGCAAAAAACGCATACGAGAGTTGGGTAAAGAGGGGGGTGACGTTAGCGAATCATGTATGTTCTTGTGCATCTATTATATTTAATTATGCTACACATATGGAGTATACTACTCTTAATCCCTATAAAGCTGTCAAAAAGAGATTGCCTAAGAAAAGAAAAGTGGTTTGGACAGATGAAGAAGTAATAAAAATGCTTGACTTCTGCTATAGTGACTTCAAATACAGAAGTATTGGGTTGATAGTTCAGATGGCATACGAATGGTGTCAGAGAATTGGGGATATGAGAGAATTGAAATGGGAAAATGTATTTTTGGATAGAGCAGAACTTTATTTGGAGCAATCTAAACGTAGGTCACAAGTATTTTTACCTATATCAGATGACTTAAATACTATGTTGAAGCAACAAAAGGAAGATTTTGGCTTTCAAGCATACATATGCCCTAAAATAAAGCCCATACAAGGGGTGTATGTACCTTACGGCAAGTACGAGATAGGAATTATTGCAAGACGTATCATGCGTAAGATAGGGCTGTCTGACGAGCTTCGCCTAATGGACTTACGAAGAACGGGAGTAACACAAATGGTAGATGCAGGTGTAGATATCAGCCAAATCATGTCTGTTACGGGACATACAAACATAACTTCAGTACAGCCTTACATAAAAAATACTTTCACAAGTGCAAATAATGCTTTGACAACCAGAACGAATCATGTTAAAAGCATTACAAATGCCGACACAGAAAGTGATATATAATGATAAATGATATATACATATTAGTGAAAGACTTAGAGTTACGTGATGGGGAAACTAAACGTATGAACTGCCCTAACTGTAATGGATATAAAACTTTTACTGCTACCAACAATATGGGTAAACTTGTATGGAATTGTTATAAAGTAACGTGTTTGGTTTCGGGGGGTACTCGTGTGCAGTTAACCTCAGAAGATATTAAAAATTCTTTAGGGCATACTGTAAAAGAGTTAGATAGTGTAGCATTTGAAATGCCCGATTATGTAGTGCCGTATGATGGTCAAGGAGAAATGGTAAGGTTTGCCGAGAAGTATGGCATAACTGTTAATGATTTTGAATATGATGTAAAAGAAAATCGTGCCGTATTTCCCATAGTGCATAACGGCTATGTTGTAGACGCAATAGGACGTTCACTTAGAAATCATTTACCTAAGTGGAAAAGATATGGAAATAGTGGGTTGCCATACTCGTATGGATATGGTAATGTCGCTGTGATTGTCGAGGACTGCGTGAGTGCTTGTGTAGTTGGTAAGGGAGACTTTGTGGGAGTTGCTGTGTTGGGAACATCTCTTGCCGAATCACATAAAAAGTATTTGTCGCAGTTTTCGGCAGTAGTAGTAGCATTAGATCCCGATGCACTACCTAAAACGATATCGTTTAGTAAAGAGTTAAGAGGACATGTGGACAATGTGAAAGTTTTACGCTTGACAGATGACTTAAAGTACCGTAGAGAAATAGATATAGCAAACTTACAAAGGATAGGAGAAACAATATGGAATTAAGTTTAGTCAGAAGTTTAATGGATAAAGCGTTTTATGAAGAACATAGAGGTGCTAGGTGTCCAGATAGATTATTTAGTAAAGATGTACGAAAGATTAAGAACGCAATAGATAAAGCAATGTACAATTATGAACGTACTGTAACACCAGACGAGATAGAAGCATTGTTTATGGCGAATAATCCTACACTCACTACTGCACAGAAAGGTGCGTACAGTGATTTGTTCAAAAGGATTAAGCAGGAAGACCCTTTGGGGAGTGACGTAGCACAAGAAGTCTTATCAAAATTGTTTCAACAAGTTGTAGGAGAGGACATAGCTAATCTAGGATTTGATTATGTAAATGGTACACAAAGTAACCTAGAGCCATTGCGTAACATATTGGAAAGCTATGGTGATGATTTCACACCAAACCTAAACATAGAGTGGGACAACATGGATGTAGACACTTTGTTACAGAAGAATGATATGGAAGCCAGATGGTCTTTCAATATATCTTCTCTCACGAGGGTTGTCGAGGGTGTCAACGAGGGACATCTTATTGAAGTGGGTGCTAGACCTAACACTGGTAAAACGTCTTTTCATGCGAGTTTGATTGCAGGAGTAAATGGTTTCGCAAGGCAGGGTGCTAAGTGCATTGTGCTTTGTAATGAAGAGGGCAGTCATCGTGTGGGTCTACGCTACCTCACTTCAGCTACGGGTATGGACAAGTACCAAATTAAAGAGAACCCCAAGAAAGCCAGAGAGTTGTATGAGCCTATACAAAAGAACATTAGGCTACGTGATGCTACGGGCAAAGATATGTCTTGGGTTGAGAGTGTGTGTAAATCGTATCAGCCTGACGTAGTTGTATTGGACATGGGAGACAAGTTTGCTAAGACGGGAGGGTTTGCTAGAACAGACGAAGCCCTCAAAGCAAATGCTGTTCATGCCCGTATGATTGCAAAGCAACATAAGTGTGCTATCTTTTATATGTCACAGTTGTCTGCCGAAGCAGAGGGTAAGGTTGTACTCAACCAAGCTATGATGGAAGGTAGTAGGACGGGTAAGGCAGCAGAAGCAGATTTGATGATTTTGATTGCGAAAGATGCACCCGTAAATAGCAAAGGTGGTGTTGCTGATGATGGTGGTGAAGAAAGCACACTACGACATATAAATGTAGTTAAGAACAAACTGTCTGGTTGGCATGGCAGAATTGTATGTGACTTAGATTATAAAACAGCGAGGTATACAGCATGATTACAAGAATTTTAGCATTTCTTTTTGGTGATTTTGACCCGAAAGATATAAAGAGAAAAGAAGAACTTAAAGAGACAGCAATAGAAATATCTAAGCAGACTTTAAAACAATACAACAAACAAAAGGATGGATACGTTTATGTAATATCCAACCCTGCATGGAAAGGGTGGTATAAAGTTGGAATGGCTGTAGATTCTCAAGATAGATGTGGTAGTTATCAAACATCTAGTCCTTACAGAGACTATAGGTTAGAGTTTAGCAAGTATTTTTTGAATAGAAAAGTAGCTGAAGAGATAGCACATGAAGTAATAGGAGAAATTTCTCTTGACAGAAATGGTGAATGGTTTAAAGTACATGTAAATCGAATCAGAAAAATAATAAAAGGTATTGACTATGAAATTAGTGCTTGACATAGAAAACACTGTAACTGAAAGACATGGAAAGCTACACCTAGACCCCTTTGAAAGAGAAAATGCGTTAGTTATGATAGGAATGCGAAGTGAACTAGGCGAAATTATTGTTACCTTTGACCACAGCGAGGGACATACAACAGAAAATGGCAGACAAATTGTGCAAGATACATTAGATGCTACGACAGTTCTGATCTGCCATAATGTTGGACACGATTTGGTGTGGCTGTGGGAATCAGGCTTTAAGTATAATGGTATTGTATTTGACACCATGCTAGGAGATTATGTTTTACAGAGAGGTCAAAAACAGCCATTATCACTTGAAGCATGTGCCGAGAGGTACAGCCTAGACACAAAGAAGCAAGACACATTAAAAGAATACTTTAAGAAAGGGTATTCAGTTCGGGACATACCTCATGCAGAGTTGTCTGAATATCTGCACCACGATTTGTGTGCTACAGAACAGTTAGCTGACAACATATTTACCCGTCTGTCACAACCAGAGAACGCTAGTCTAATGGACACAGTGAGCCTTACAAACATGGTGGCTGTCTGCTTGTGTAAAATATATACAAATGGGTTTAGTGTAAACTATGTAGAGTTGGAAGAAGTGAAGCAAGAGTTTGAGAGAGAAAAAGAATCACTTGTATCTAGTTTAAAGGAACAAGTAAGAGAATTGATGGGGGATACACCTATTAATCTGAATAGTCCAGAACAATTATCGTGGGTTATATATAGTCGTAAACCTTTAGATAAAAACGATTGGTCTAGTTCTTTTAATCCTTACATGAGTTATGACGATTTCAAGGATACTGTTATAAGTAAGAGTGAAGTAGTACGTAAGAAGAAAGCCAAGCAGTGTTCTGAGTGTAGTGGCTATGGAAAGATACGAAAGACTAAGAAAGATGGAAAACCTTTTGCAAAGATGTCAGCTTGTCCAAACTGTAATAGCGAGGGGTATTTATATACATCTGGTAAGGATGTTGCAGGACTAAAGTTTTCACCCCCTAGTGCCAAGTGGGTTAGTTACAATGGGTTTACTATCAACAAGGGCAACATTGAAACTTTAGAGGGTATGGCTCGTAGAAAGCAGAACAAAGATGCAGAGAAGTTTCTTAAAAATATTCGCAGACTATCAGCCGTAGAAACATACTTGTCTAGTTTTGTTGAGGGTATAGCTAGTCATGTTAAATTAGATGGTAAGCTACACGTTAGATTATTGCAACACCGTACCTCTACGGGACGTTTTAGTGGTGCTGACCCTAACATGCAAAACATGCCTAGAGGTGGTACATTTCCCGTTAAGAAAGTTTTTATCTCTCGTTGGAGTGACAAAGGGGGTGAGATACTTGAAGCTGACTTTGCACAGTTAGAATTTAGGGTTGCTACTTATTTATCTCAGGATAAAACAGCCATGCGAGAGATAGCTAATGGTGTAGATGTACATGCTTACACAGCCAAAGTTATATCAGATGCAGGACAGCCTACAACTAGACAAGAAGCTAAAGCACATACGTTTGCACCCTTGTATGGTGCTACGGGTTATGGCAGAACCCCTGCCGAAGCAAAATACTATGAACAGTTTACTAAGAAGTATTCTGGTATAGCCAAATGGCATAAGGCTCTAGGGGATGAAGCAGTAAGTAATCTAAAAATACGTACACCGTCAGGTAGAGAATTTTCCTTTCCTGATGTAGAGAGGAGAGGTAACGGCTCTGTGACATATGCTACACAGTTAAAGAATTATCCTGTGCAGAGTTTTGCCACAGCCGATATAGTACCATTAGTATTGATTAAGATTGACGAAATGCTTAATGGTATGCAGAGTTGCATTGTAAATTCAGTGCATGATTCAATAGTTATTGACATACATCCAGAAGAAAAGGATAAAGTTTTGGAAATAATTAAAAAAATTAATAAAAACTTAAAAAATATTATTGACAACCATTGGAAAATAGATTTTAATGTACCTTTATTACTAGAATCAAAAATAGGAAATAATTGGCTTGACACCAAAGATGTCTTATGATATAACTATAATTTTTAAACAAGAGGAGATAATATAAATGAATACAGATACAAGCGTAATGACGATAGACACAAACAATTTTGCAGCAATGGCGAAAGCAATGGGAATGGCATCTGAAAATGATACCAAGCAAAAGTCTAGCACACTAGCTAGGTTGCGAATTAGTCATGCACCTATAATGGGTCAATCTGAGATAAACGGAAAGTCCGTCAATGTCGAAGTTGTTGAAGGTGGCTCTTATAAATTAGAGATACCTGATGGTGAAACATATTATTCCACCACGATTAAGTTACGTCCTTTCATGCAGAGGTACATGTACAAGAGATTTGTTATGGGGTCTGGTGACACACCAAACAAATTCATCAAAACTGTTATGAATGACAACCTTAATGTTGATCTAAAAGATAACAGTGGTGGTTTCAACTGTGGTAAACCTGCAGGTTGGATAGCTGACTTCAAGGCACTTCCACAAGAAACACAAGACCTGATTAAGCAAATTAAAAGGGTACGTGTTATCTTAGGAATTGTTGAACTTGGTGATGCTGTAAACGCAAGTGGTGTACCTACTGATGTTGACCCTATACCTTTCATTTGGGAAGTAGACAATAGGGATGCTTTTAAAACATTAGGTGGTTGCTTTACTAAACTAGCTAAAATGAAACGACTACCCCCACAGCACAACATTGAATGTGCTACAGAGGAGAAAAAGTTACCAAATGGTAATAGCTTTTATCTACCTTCAGTGTCTCTGAACCTTACTGATACAGTAAAATTGACACAAGAAGACCAAGATATGTTTGGTAACTTTATTCAGTGGGTTGACAACTACAACGACTACATTATTAGTTCTTGGGATGAAAAGTCTAGGAAGAATGAGGAAGTTGATAATGACGTTGTTGATGACATCATAGATTCAGAAGAGATACCTTTTGAATGAGACACCCTGCTGAAATAGCTTTGCATCAGTACCTTGAAGATGCTACGAATGGCAAATCCTCTATGTCTGCTAAAACCATTGCAACTATTAAGAAAGACATAGGGGAAGCTCTCAAGCGTCAGTTTGGTACAAAAACAAAGCGAAGAGAATTTCAATTACGTATGTCAAATATAGGTAGACCAACCTGCCAACTTTGGTTTGAAAAGAACATGCCAAATTACGCAGAACCTCTACCTACGACATTCGTAATGAACATGATGCTTGGAGACATTGTTGAAGCTGTGTTCAAGGGGATAATGACAGAAGCTAAAGTTAAGTTTAAAAATTCAGACAAAGTTTCTTTAGATATTGCAGACACTAAAGTCAGTGGTACATATGATTTAGTATTAGATGATGCTGTAGATGATATTAAGTCTGCTTCCGATTGGTCTTATAGAAATAAGTTTGAATCTTTTGATACACTAGCTGAAGAAGAT